ACCACTCTAAGGAGTGGTTTATAAATTTTGAATCGTAACCCCGACATTTCCACTATTTCTGACTACGCCTCTTTCTCTATCCCGCCCGAGTTCATGGGCTGGCATAACGCCTATCAAGCGATTAAGTATCATGGACAAAGTGCTTACGACCGCCACCGCCATCAACGTGCTGAATTGTTGGCACTCGTTCCGCAGCTGGAAGACGCTGAAGAGAAACGAGCTGTCGACATTCGGTGGTCTCTTGCAACTACGTTACATTGGGATTTATCCCAACGTTTCGGCCGCGCTTCTGTCCATTCCAACATTGACTTTTCGCACGCCCTGGTTGAACTCAGGCGGGCTTGTGGTATCGCCCTCGGAACCGCTTCCCATCGTTCGGAAGCACGGCTCTCGCCGGCGGCGATTCTCCAAACCTGTCAACTCGATGCAGCGCGCAACTTTGCCGCTCTTCAATCTTCTTCTGAATGGCATTCCTGGACTCCGGAACGTGAATTAGCGCAAATCCTTTGGTTTGCTGAGGCGTCTACAACACAATTGCTCACCGTGACTGACGCTCTCCGTGATGTCAATCTTGACCCGGGCTTTCTTGCGCTTCAGTTTTTCGCACGCAGCAATTTCCTCGATACAAAACCATTCAATGTTGAATGCTTGACTCGTCTCTCCGACGCCGAATCTTTTGTTGCACCCACGTTTGATTTTGATTTGCATGCTCTCGCTTCTTGTGAATTCTTGGCTTTCGCTGGTTATCAATTTGAGCGCATTTCGGTTGAACCCTTTTCTCTCGGCCCTCTTGAGACTGTCACCATCACTTACACGACTCGCAACGCACGTGAGAGACGCGCACTCCTTTTTTATGCCAAGCGCAGCGCCCCTGATCTTGCATACCCGGATATCAAAGCTGTCGATTTCGACGTGCTTTTCAATGAGATCATCCGCGCTAATGGTGTCACGATCAATGCCCCACCTGCGCGTCGCGTCGGTGGACCCGGTGACTGCTGGAAAGCTTTGCCGACGATAAAGGAGCCTTCCGATTGGGAAATGACTACCACTGAGCTCATTGAACGCATTGTCTATTTCGTTAATATGTGCGACGAACGTCTGTCTGACTATTTGGTATTCTGGTCACGCCAGGCGGATCTTGACTTTCACGTTGTCGCGTGTTCTCGGAAAACTCAGTCCGATTGCCCCTGTTTCCAGAAGGGCCTTCCGAAACACGCGCGTAATTCTTGCCCGTTCACTGGTCTCGACGATTTCGTCAAGACGTTGCGTGAATGTGAGCCCGGTCAAATCTTTCTAGTTGGCCATGAATCTGAACGTGCTTACATCACGAGCATCGCTGCGGATCCTATAGGTGCACTTGCTCTATCGGCTGAAGGTTTGCGTGCAGGCGCTGCCGCTCTCGTCAGGCATGTTGCAGCCGAGATACCTGAACGACCCGTCCACGCTTTGTCACTCGATCCGCTTCCGATTGGTTCACCACCTGTTTACGTTTCGCACCCGCCTTGGTCAATTGATTTCTCCTTATTGCCAGATTGGTTGCCTTTTCACCCGGAACTTGCGTCGGTCTTTGAATACTTGTCACGTGTGCTGCCGTCGCTGGCAAACCAGGCAACGGGTTTGGCGTTTGAACTCGGCAATATTGCCGCGCACATTGCGAGTGGTGCTCTTTGGGCGCATTCATTGCTTCGCATCTTCTTCGTGCTGAATCAGCACCACGATGATCGACATGACAACCGCACCAAGTTCATTGCATCTCCTAAAGTCATTGACCACATTGACGATGTGGTTTTCGAGGACGCTGCTCTGCGCGTTGCGCTCAACGCACCGATGGTTCCGCGCGGTCGTGACCGCATTGGTTTGACATCCTGGCACATTACGGCACAGAAACTTTTGCGCGTTGAAGAGCAAGGGCGCGTTAACGGTGCCATCGCCAATTCTGCCGTGGCAATTGCGGAACGCAACCTCAATTTTGAAGACGCTCCTTACTTGCACCTGCCGAGCAATGTCTCTGAATCTGTTTTCCGACAATTTGGTGAAGCCTTCCCTGCTTTGGCTGTCACTCGTGCACGCTTCACTCACCCGCATGGCGCTGCTGCCTCGGCACGCTTTGCGATGCATGCGCTTATTTCAGCAAAGTTGGCTCGCGATTGTGCACCCGTTTTCGGTGTCGGTCTGTCCCCTGTCCAGGTCTCACGCATCAATGATGTCGTTCACAACGTTGCGCCCATTCTCTCTGGTCGTGACTATTTTCGACATGATCTTTCCCCGTCACAGGTCGTCCGCGATTTCGCGAACGTTGTCCGCTGCCCGTCCAAGCTGGAGGATTGTCGTCATGGTTTTGACAAGGTGCCTGTGTTCGTTGCGATGTTCTCGACGCATGACATCGCCTTCTCTGATTTTGTCTCCGCCATGGCTTCGCGCGGTTCCCATACTGCATACGTCGCGATGCATTTGCCAATCCCTCTGTTGGATCGACGTCTTGACGAGTACTATGATGACTGTCTGGACATGCATTATCAAGTTATCGATTGCAACGTGCAGGTTACTTTCGGTGGCGGTCTTTCTGCTGGTTACGTCCATGATATGTCGAAACTCCTCACATGGCTGATGCCCCGTGCAATCTTGCCCGGGTATCATGTTCAGGTTGAGGAGCTCTCTCACGTCGGTTCATGCTTTCTTCTCGAGGTCAACGTTTCTCCCGGTTTCCAAGAAGCCACACCCACTTCATGGTGTCTTGGTGAACCTTTCCTCTTATTGCCCACATTGCGCTCTTCATTCGCACGCACTGACAACGACCATTTTTTCACTGTGCCTATGCGCCGTTGGCGGGCCTTGGTTTCTTTTGCCGCAACTTTGCGGTACGAAGATTTGACGTTCCAGATTATGGCGCAGAAACTCCGCGGTCTTCTTGGCGAAGTACGAATTGGTGAACAGGTGATCGAAGAACGTTGGGACGTTGACACGACGCAGTTTTACAGCCTTGTGGCACACGCACTCATCCATCATTCGCGTGCCAGTTTTGACTACGATAATTGCATGCGTCAACTGGTTACGTTTGAACGTGAACGCCGTGCACGTCAAGGCAATTTCACCCAACGCGCGTACCAATATGTGGCCGATGTTTTTTCCGGTCAAATTAACCGCAAATATGGACCTTTGGACAAACGGGCTCGTGCCAAGCTTTACGATTTCCTTTTCATGACACATGCGGATGGTGACACGGACTATGACCCTTATGTCCCGCGCCATCGATGGGATATCAGCACTGCTAATTTACGACCGTTGCCCGCAGAATTGTGCGCCAAGTTCACGGTCGCAACTGCGAAGATTGCCGCTCATAGTGCATGCCGACTCGTTGGTGTTGCTGGTCCCGTCGCTGCAAATCTGGGTGTCACTGTCGTTCATGCTGCCTCTGACGCTCTCAACAATATTGTTGAAACTCTTGCCCATGTTTGCGACCCACCGCCTGTCATCAATCTCACGCCGCATTTTGCACCCCAAGTCGTGCCGACGCCGTGGGGGCGTGATCGCGAAGACATCGAAATACTCGCTGAACGCCACGTTCTCGACGATTTCGATTTGGTTTATTGCGTGCCGCCACCACCACGTGATTTTGAACACGAAACTGCCTTGATTCTCCGCTACATTGAAATCGACGATTCTGATCAACCACCCATTCCGGTTGCCCCGTTCTTCAATTTTAATTTCCCATCCCCCGGGGTTCAACGTGACAATGCAGCACAAGTTGCCCTCGCAGAGTTGGAGGATGAATTGGAGTACGTCGATTTTGGTGTTGTGCCTGTTGTGCGGCCTGCCCAAGCTGTCGATCACGCCCAAGCCTTTGCTCAGATCGAACGCGAAGTCGATGAAGCGAGTATTCGTTCTGCTGTTTCTGACATTCGCACTATCGAGGTTTTGTCCGACGCACCGTCCCGCGCTGCTACACCGCCGCCTGCCGCTATACCGCCGCTTGAGATCCCCGTTTATGCCGGTGTGCGTCCACCCTTTTTTAATGTCGATGCCGCACCTGCCTGCTCTTTGCTCAACATCAATGTCCCTGACCACCTTATCACCAATGTTCCTCTCAATTTTGAGGGTGATTGTTGGCCGCCACCGGCCGTTCGGACTAGAGGCGCTGATGCATTTTTTGATCAATTTGCGAATGAGGAAGCGTTCCTCGCCGCACACAATCTGGGCGGCGGCCGTTTCTTGACATGCCTTCCCGATCGCGGTTTGTTTCAGCTGCTCGACATCGCTCTGTATCCCACTGTGACGCGTGTTATGCCTCGTCCAGGCTCCTTCAATGTGCCACGCGGTGACAATGACCTTGACAGGCATTTGCGCAACTTCTTTGAATCGCGGTTGGTCCGGGGCCGTGCTCGTTGGCCTCAGCTCGTATTGTCTGGTGTTGCTTCTTCTGCCAAATCAACTTTGCTTCGGCAGTATTTTATTCAACGTG